TAACAGTTCAAGCAACAGCAGACTTTGACTTCGATAGAGCAAGTAGTGCTACAAGAATAAACTCTGATGGTTTAGTACAAGATATGCAGAGTATTACTGACCCTGAATTAGTACTTAATGGTGGTTTTGAGGAGTTAGGTGATGAATTGGTTACATCTACTAGCAGCACAGATAATTGGATTAACGCAAGGTCAAATTCTGTTTTATCTGTTGTTGGAGATACTGTAAGAGCAACAACAGGAACAGATGATACTTTTGGAATATCTACTGCTATAACAACTGTGATTGGTAAAACATATAAAATAAACTCATTTGGTGCAAGAAACAACTCTAGTGGTTCGCTTATTATGAGAGTTAGTAATACTGCAAATTTATCTCCTGCTATTTATCAAGATGTAACAACAGATGATTTAACTTTAACTACAAGTGCATATTTTGTTGCAACTGCAACTACTACTTATATTGGTTTTTTAGTAACAATACCTGTTCCAACAGGCGAAGATTATGTAGAAACAAATTTACTATCAGTACAACAAGTAGACCCTAACGATAGGTGGAGTTTACAAGGAGAATCTTATATAGATAGTGGCAAAGGAGTTATATATAGCACAGGTGATTTTTCTGCATTAAGACAAACAATCTTAACATCAGGAAGAACATACAGATTAAACTTTGATATAGTAGATTCTACACAAGGTTCAATAAAAATAGGTTATACAAGTGGTGGTGGTGAAATAGAAGCATCTCTTAGTGGTGTAGGAAGCTATGAATATAACTTTGAAGCTAATGGAACTTTACTAGATATTGCAAGATTTAGTGGTGCAACAGATATATCAATAGACAACATATCAGTAAAAGACATTACATTTAGTGAAGATGTAGATTTAGCTAGAATAAACTATGATAGTAATGGAGAGAATGGGCATTGGTTGTTAGAGCCTACTTCTACTAATCTAGTTACTTATAGTGAGGATTTTAGTCAATGGACTTTAGGTATTAACTCAACTTTAACTTATGAAAGTGATGTGGTTGCACCTGATGGTAGCTTAGGAGTTTATAGATTAACAAACCCTGCTACTTTTAATACATACATACAAAGTCCATTATTTACATATAATAACCCTGTTACTTTATCAATATATGCAAAATATGCCGATGCAAGTAATAATGAATTTGATTTATATGATGGAACTAATACCACTAGAAAAATTACCACTAGCGAATGGCAAAGATTTGATGCAGTAGGTTTTGGTAATCAATTAACAATAGTAAATAGTGGCGATACTTATATTACTGACATTTACATATGGGGTGGTCAAGCAGAAGCCTTATCCTACGCTACATCGTACATACCAACACACGGTAGTACAGTTACAAGAGCAACAGAAACACTAACAGGTAGTGGTAATAGTACATTAATAAATAGTACACAGGGTGTGTTATATGCAGAAATAGCTACTCTATCAGAGGAAGATAAAGCTGTTGGTAGTCAGATTTCAATAAGTGATGGTACTACTGATAAAAGAATTGTTATATTTTCTAGCGCTGCTAGTGGAAGCGAAGGTGACATAAAAGTAGCTATAGTTAAAAGTTCAACAGAATTTGAAGAAAGAGTTGCTTTAGATAATTCTTCTGGTACTGATTTAGCTTCTTTCAATAAAATAGCTATAGGCTATATGTCTGGCAAAAATGTTTTGTTTGTTAACGGCCGTGAAGTAACAGAAGCTAATACTAACTTTGAACAATTTACATTTGATTTTAGCTCTGCTTTAAACACCTTAGATTTTTCCGACGGCTCTGGAAGTAATAATTTTAGAGGCAAAGTCAAAGCAATAGCAGTATTTGATAGAATACTAAAACAGGAAGCCTTAATCAATTTAACAAGCTAATGAATAAGATAGGTAAGTACGAATTTACAAACGAATCTACAGCTAAAAGTAAAATAAACGCTTTAGAAGATAATCATAAGCACGTTGTTATTGAGTTAGGTAACATTACTATAACTCCAGGTGATTATGATGAAGAAGGTAATGAGGTTGAAGCGCCAATAAATTCTGTAATGTATCACGTTGATGTATTATGGAAAGGTTTAGAACCTGTTGATGCAGAAGCTGAAACTTTAGATTACACTCACCCTAACGGGTGGGCTGATTACGCAGTAGAAATAGAAGATAATGGCGTCCACGCTTTTATGGGTCTAGACTACGCGGATTATAAATTTTAATAAACAATTAAATTAAATTAAATTATGGCAAAAAGAAAGACGGCAAAGGTTAAAGACCTTAGGCCAAGCAAAATTAATGATGAGCAACTAAAAGAAGTTCAAAGCGTTATAAACGCATCAAATCAAATCAAGTTAGAAGTAGGTAACATAGCCGCTAGGAAGCACATGCTACTTCACGAGCTTGACAATATCAATAAAAAGCTATCTGAGCTTAACGCTACTTTAGAAGAAGAGTACGGTAAAGTCGACATTGATATTAACACTGGAGACATTAAATACCCAGAAGATGAGCAAGCTGATTCGTAAAATAACAATTGGTAAAGACTACAAAATTGACGCCATGCACTATTCTGTTGGACAGGATGTGTATGGTGGTCATACTATTTGTGACATTATAGAAGAAGACGACAAGTACTCTATATACATCAAGAAAAATAAAGATGTATTACCGTGGAAGGATTTTAATAAGAATATGGCTATATCTATTGAGTATAATCTAGAGTATTAGTGAAAACACCTTTTAATTTTATTATCGAGCCTAAAGGTAGTAGATACAACAACACCGCTAAGGTAGAGGATAAAGATTTAATTTTAAACTCTGAAATACAAAACCACGAGTTTGTTAATAGAGAAGCTATAATAAAAGCTGTTCCTACAGCATTTGACACTAAGATTAAAGTTGGTGATACTGTAATAGTACATCATAACGTGTTTAGAAGATGGTACAACGCTAAAGGTGAAGAAAAAAACAGTAAGGCTTTTATTGACGAAAACACTTACGTAGTTAGTTTAGATCAAGTGTTTTTATACAAGTCAAAAGATAAATGGAAAGCTGTTGATGGTTTTTGCTTTGTAAAGCCTATTAAGCAAAAAGACAAGCTAAATCAAGAAGTAGAACAAAGTTGTGTTGGCATTGTAAAATATACAGACGGAGTTAATAGTATTGGAGAGCTCGTAGGTTTCACGCCTTTCTCTACTTACGAGTTTATAATAGAAGGCCAAAAGCTTTATAGAGTCTATAATAAGTTTATTACAGTTAAGTATGAATATCAAGGAGACGAAGAAGAGTATAATCCAAGCTGGGCATAGAGCAGTTGAAGAGCTTATTAAAGTAGCTAAAGAAGCTATTGTTGATAGTGGTGATGATATTACGGCTGATAGGCTTAAAAATGCTGCTGCTACTAAAAAGCTAGCTATATTTGACGCTTTTGAAATACTAAACCGTATTCAAGAAGAAGAAAACTTATTAGAAGGTAAAGAGCCAGAAAAGAAAGAAGAAAGAGTGTTTAAAGGTTTTGCTGAAGGAAGATCTAAATGAGCTACGAGCAAACGCTATATAAAATAGTTGAACCTGTTAAAAAAACTACTTTAAGTAGACTTAATAAAGGTAAGAAATGGGATTACGGCTACAATAAAGAACATGATATTGTAGTTATATCTAAAACTGGCCAAATAGGTGATGTGTATGAAATACAAGGCTTGCAAATAGCTTTACCTAAGCAACCTAAAAAAGTACATAGCAACGAGCAAAATAAGTGGAAGCAGTTAGACAAACCAAAGCTGTTAGATAAGATTAAAACTATATTTGACTGGAAAGCATATCCAGACGAACAAAAAGAACAATGGTACGATTATATAGATGAAGAATTCAAAAGGCGTGACGAAGGTTTCTGGTTTGAGAATGCTAGCGTTCCAACTTATATTACAGGAACTCACTATATGTACCTCCAATGGAGCAAGATAGATGTAGGTGCTCCAGACTTCCGCGAAGCTAATAGATTGTTTTTTATATTTTGGGAGGCTTGTAAGGCTGACAAAAGATGTTACGGCATGTGTTATCTTAAAAATAGACGTTCTGGGTTTTCTTTTATGAGCTCTGCTGAAACCGTTAACTTAGCTACAATATCGAGTGATAGTAGATATGGAATACTATCCAAGAGTGGTGGTGATGCTAAAAAGATGTTTACTGACAAGGTTGTGCCTATATCAATAAATTATCCTTTTTTCTTTAAACCTATTCAAGATGGTATGGACAGACCAAAGTCTGAGCTAGCGTATCGTGTACCAGCGAGTAAGTTTACTCGTAAAAAAATAGAGGTTAATGAAAAGCTAGAAGAGATAAAAGGTTTAGATACGACGATTGATTGGAAAAACACTGGTGACAACAGTTATGATGGTGAAAAATTATCACTGCTGGTTCATGATGAAAGTGGTAAGTGGGAAAGACCAGATAATATACTAAACAACTGGCGGGTTACAAAAACTTGTCTTAGATTAGGTAGTAGAATTATTGGTAAGTGTATGATGGGATCAACATCTAATGCTTTAGACAAAGGTGGTGACAACTTCAAAAGATTGTATAATGATAGTGATGTAACTCGAAGAAATAAAAATGGTCAAACAAAATCTGGTTTATATGCTTTGTTTATTCCAATGGAGTGGAACTTTGAAGGATTTATTGACGAATATGGACGACCTGTCTTCATTACTCCAGGACGAGATGTTCATGGACCAGACGGTGAATTAATAGACGTAGGCGTTATAGATAATTGGAACAACGAAGTAGAAGGTTTAAAAGAAGACCAAGACGCATTAAATGAGTTTTATAGGCAGTTTCCTAGAACAGAAGAGCATGCGTTTAGAGATGAAACAAAAAACAGTATATTTAATTTAGTTAAAATATACGAGCAAATAGATTATAATGAAGGAATAGGAAATAGCGCTGTTTACAACACTGGTAATTTTCAGTGGGTAAATGGAGTTAAAGATACGGCCGTAGTTTTTAATCCTGACCCAAAAGGAAGGTTTAACATAAGCTGGACGCCTCAGCCTAGACTTCAAAACAATGTAATAATAAAAAATGGTATTAAGTACCCTGGTAACGAGCATATGGGCGCCTTTGGCTGCGATAGTTATGATATTAGTGGTACTGTTGATGGTAGAGGATCCAACGGATCTCTTCATGGACTAACAAAGTTTAGTATGGAAGACGCTCCGCCAAACCATTTCTTTTTAGAATATATTGCTAGACCACAAACCGCAGAAATATTTTTTGAAGATATACTAATGGCTTGCATATTTTACGGTATGCCATTGTTAGCAGAAAATAACAAACCAAGATTACTTTACTACTTTAAGCGAAGAGGCTATAGAGGTTTTAGTATGAATAGACCAGATAAAGTTTGGAATAAGCTAAGTACTGCTGAAAAAGAAATAGGTGGTATACCTAACTCTAGCGAAGATATAAAGCAAGCTCACGCTGCAGCTATAGAAATGTATATCAATGATCACGTAGGTCACTTAGAAGAAGGAGTGTATGGTAACATATATTTTAATAGAACTTTAAATGATTGGGCTAAGTTTGATATAAACAAAAGAACTAAGTTTGATGCCGCTATAAGCTCTGGTTTAGCTATAATGGCTTGCAATCGTCACCTTTACAGACCACACGCGGATATTAAAAGACCGCAAGTAAACATAAATATATCTAAATATTCTAACCAAGGTGGAATATCAAAAATAATAAAATAAAAGTATGGCAGAGTCTGTTATAAAGAGTTATTTTCCAAGTCAAGTAGTTAGTGATGCTGAAAAGCTAAGCTATGACTACGGTTTAAAGGTTGCTAAAGCAATCGAAACAGAGTGGTTTAACAACGATAGAAACCACAATAGGTATCAAAACAATTTTAACAACTATCATAACTTAAGGTTATACGCTAGAGGAGAGCAGTCTATACAAAAGTATAAAGACGAACTTTCTATAAATGGTGACTTAAGCTACTTAAACCTTGATTGGACACCCGTGCCTATTATCCCTAAGTTTGTAGATATAGTTGTAAATGGACTTTCTAATAGATCCTTTGACATTAAGGCATATTCTCAAGATCCATACGGTGTAGCTAAACGAACAGAGTACATGGAAAGTGTACTTGGAGATATGGCTACTAAAGAGATGAATGACTTTGCGGCTGAAGAGTTTGGTATAAACCTTTATCAAAACGATCCAGCTACATTACCTGAAACTCAAGAAGAACTAGAGTTGCACATGCAGTTAACTTATAAGCAAGCTATAGAATTAGCGGAAGAGCAAGCTATAAATGTTTTACTTGATGGCAATAATTACGATTTAATTAAAAAACAGCTTTACTACGATTTAACTGTACTTGGTATCGCTGCTGTGAAAACAGATTTTAACACTTCAGAAGGAGTTACAATAAAATACGTAGATCCTGCGGATATAGTTTACTCTTACACTGATTCACCTTACTTTGATGATTTGTATTACGTTGGAGAAGTAAAGACTATACCTATTAACGAGTTAGCCAAAGAGTTTCCACACTTAACTCACGAAGATTTAGAAGAGATACAGAATAGTGCTGATGTGCAAAAGTCTAACAGCCAGTATAGCGGCGTAGGTTACGAAGATACAGACAAAAATAAAGTTCAAGTTTTATATTTCAACTATAAAACATATATGAACGAGGTTTACAAAGTAAAAGAAACAGGTTCTGGTGCTAGTAAGCTTATTGAAAAAGACGACACGTTTGATCCGCCAAAAGAAGCTACTGATTACAGTAAGCTACAAAGATCAATAGAGTGTTTATATGAAGGCGCTATGGTTCTTGGCACAAAGAAGTTGTTAAAATGGCAGATGGCTAAAAATATGATGAGGCCAAAAAGTGATTTTACTAAAGTTAAAATGAACTACAATATAGTAGCTCCTCGTATGTATAAAGGTAGAATAGAATCTTTAGTAAAACGTATTACAGGATTTGCTGATATGATACAACTGACACACTTGAAACTTCAGCAAGTAATGTCGCGTATGGTTCCAGACGGAGTTTATTTAGACGCTGATGGTTTAGCTGAAATAGACTTAGGTAATGGAACGAACTACAGTCCACAAGAAGCTTTAAACATGTTCTTCCAAACAGGTAGTGTTATTGGTAGATCATTTACTTCTGA